CCACGTTTTTTTTTTATTACACAAATAAAATAAAAAATAATCATGACCATTCCCAACGGTATCTATGATGTCAAGAATTCCAAGGGACAATCCATATGGTCATACTCACGGTATTACCAAATACAGGATATGTATTCAAAACAGGTGTTTTTTAAAAATGAAGACCAAACGTGCTATTCCGATTTGGAAGTGGAAAAAATCTACATAAAAGTTGTCCGCAACACATGTTTTCCTGGTGAGGTTTACAATATTTATTGGGACTATCAATCGAACGTGGACAAAGGACAAAATCTTCCGATGAACAATGATTTTTCGGTATCTATTGACCATCATGACGACAAGGAGGGAAATTTAGTGTTACAATGTTTTTGTTGTGACCCCTACTTTTCTTTTATAAACACCACGCAAACAAGCGATACCGAGTACCGGACGAATATTATTGCACCACCCATCAATATTCCAGCTATTAACAATCAGCACGGTCGTCCTAGTTTTGTCGTACCCAATACACGATACCTTACGTGCGAAGAAACGAATGACTACTACATTAAACCCCCTTGTACGCTTCCTTGGGCGCGTATCTCCAACAGCAATATCGAAACATTTACACTTTCTTTCATAGGGCATTTGAATCCGGACCAGGGTATAGAAGATTACTTTGGAATCGAACCGCCCTTGTGTTTGGAAGCGCCGATAAAGTATTGGCAATATTTTAAAGATTTGGAAGGAAAAGAAGCAGATTGCACCCAAAATGGTTGCACTACCGAATTGACGGATAACTGCAAATACAAAGACTACTGTTCGTGTTTGGAAGATAACGGAATCCTTGACAATCCATATTGTTTGTCGTTGAAAAAGAAAACGCAGATGCCGTGGTGGGCGTGGTTCCTTGTTTCCGTAGCCATTGTGGGCATCATCCTCGCGGTTGCGTTACCCTTGTCCCTCAAAAAGAAGAAGAAGCGTGCATAATTTATTTTTTTTATGAAAAAAAATAATCGTCAATACATACCTAGTTCATACCCCCCACTTTTGCGGTCTCTTTGTCTGTTTTTTCGCCATGATGTAATTTTTCGTGACACGTTTCGCACAACGCCATCAGGTTGTACAGTCCGTCCTTGTGATGGATATTGTTCTTGGACGGTGTAAACTCGGACTGCGGGGTGATGTGGTGTGTATGCAGGTGGTCCTTGGAAGAACACAAAAAGCATTCCGTGAGCACGAACCGTTTGTTGTAGCGGGAGACCTGGATTTTATCGGTCTTGTCCCGGACCTGCACCGAAACACGCTCGCGATACGAAAACGCCTGCTGGATAAACGCCGGTGGAAGACCCACGTTCTTGGCGATCTCGATACCGTACAAATCCCCACCGCTTCCCTCGTGCAGGGACCGGTCGTACCGCAGTCGTATATTTTTCACCAGGATGTCCTGGGTCTGCATGTCCATGCGGAAATGACATATCCTCAATTTCTTGTGGGAGGCAACCTCGGGGACGTGGGAAACCGTATGCAAATGCGTGGTAAAAAAGAAGCACAGCTGTTTCTCCAAGAAATGGAGGAGTGTCGCCACGACGATGCCCGTCGCCGACTTGGTTTCGGTGCCCGAGGTCAGCTCGTCGCACATGACAAATGAATTCGGGGTAGCCCGTTGCAGGATATACAGCAATTCGTTCATCTCGGCAACAAAGGTCGAATGACCTAGAAACAAATTGTCCTGGATACCAATCTTGGTGTAGAGCGCGTCAAACGGTGAAAAACGCATTGTGACAGCAGGAACAAACAGACCACACTGCGCCATCCACAGGCACAGGCCCATGGATTTCAGCATGGTGCTTTTCCCCGAGGCGTTGATGCCGTAAATCAGTAATCCTTGTGGTGAGTCCGTCAAACCTAGCTCACAGGAATACGGAACAAACAAGGCGTCGGGATGAATCCGCTCCATGATGGCGTGCCGAAAGTCCGTGCACGACACGAAGGACGTGGAATGTTCCTCGGATAACATGGGCTCGGTGTAGTTATGGGCCTTGAAGAAACGGGAAAGGATGTACATGCACGAGAATCGTGCCACTTCCCTATTCAACGCTTCGAAATGAGAACCCCATGTATCCAAAAATTCCGCCGATGCCCTCTGGAAACATTCCTCCTGTGCCGTCTTCTTCTCGTCCTGCAGGCGAAGATACGCCGAGGAGAGTGCACCGAACCGTGGATGGCTGACATGGACGTACGATTTGGTCTTGTGCAACTCAAAGAACCCGTCCTTGTCCTCTCCACTACCACTAGCATTCCACTGCTTTGGTTTTAGTTGAAGCACATACCTTCCATCGTCACCTATCTCTAGCTTGGCCTGGGGCTGATATCGTTTTACAAAAAGTATCATCTGGTCCCACACACCACGCAGTTCCTCGTCAAAGTTGCGGTCGCCTGGCATCCGCACGATAAAATTGAGATTCCCGGCATCCATTTTCTCGATTCTCCATTCTTTTCCAATGGTATCCAGGGCGTCCCCCACTGCCATTGTGTTGGCGTCATTAAAAAATCCGGAAAACTTGGGCACGATGTCGTGAACAATGCCCTGGTAGGTCGTTAGCAGTTGGCCCAGGAGCCTTGTCGACAATTTTCCCCGTTTCCATCTCAACAGGTACCATTCGATGTCCGTTTGTGGTAGTTCAATGACATGTTCGTTGGCCATGGTGTCGCGGATGAGGTTGTACCGTTCCCGCAATTCCTTGGGGTCGCACAGCGGAGACCGTAGTAGTTTTTCAAAGAACCGTTTCCCCAGAATGTTCATGCCGTGGGACAAGATGTCCAACAACGATTGTTGCTTCTTCTTGTCTACCGCGAACCGCCGTTTTTCACAGATGGAGAGGATGTTGAGCTCTACGAGGGCGTCCTGGTTAAAACGCATCCGGTGGTCGGAAGGCGTGAATTCGGGCACCTGCAACTTGTCCATCAGCAAGGGGTCGTGTTTCCGTACCACCCGCAACAAGCGTCCCAGGCCTTCCACCAGCAATGGGTGGCGGTGCAGGCCCAGATACACGATGGCATCGTCCTCGTGTTCCGGGATGGAAAAGGCCATGCGAAAAAAATGGATCTGCTCCGCCACATTCCATCCATCCTTGTCCTCGTAGACCTTGCACGAGGTTTCCAGTGTTTTTATTAACCGCGCGTTTTCATCGTCCGTCATGTTTTGAAGGGTCAGTACGAGCTCTTCGGGCTGGTACGTCAACAAAAACTCGTCGACCGCCCTTTCCACCTCGTCATGGTCCGATTCCTGGAGGAATACCCGTCCCGTGTTCATTTCGAGGTGGGAGGTCGCCACAAGATAGCGGTACGTCGTCACACGACCCTGACGAACCGGGTACTTCTCCACGAGGAGAGAAAACAACAGGTGTTCCTTTGCCCCCTCCTCGTCCTCGAATTGCATCCGCATGTTGTGGCTGTAGGTCCCACGATGGAACCGTTTCTTGGGGTCCTCCGCGTTCTGGTCGTAAATCATAACCTCGTGACCCTCGTCATTGAGCTTGGTAAGATGTTTCTGGATAGCGTGCGTAGGGAGTCCGCACATGTACGGATTGTCGACCGACAAGGGAAGCTTGCCACTTTTTTTGGTCAGATGAATATTCAAGAGCTGACTAATCTTCTTGGCCGACCCATGACCCTCGTCGTCCCCATACGCCTCATAAAACCCTCCGACTTGCATGAGCAAAAGAATCTGCGGGTTCTCACGCCAAATTTCAAAATATTTTTCTAGCAACGGAGCCATGTCTTCCTTCTTTTTCTTAAACATGTTTCAATGTTTAAGCCTTTTTTGTCATGAATTTTTTTGCAACCATTTACGCGACGTAGTGATAGTAACCGTCTTGGTCTCTTCTCGTGTACTCTTTTTTTATAAGAGTTTCGAGGACTTGTTGAAGACGCAAAGACGATACAACCAAGGTCCGTGGATTCTTATGGACGTGTTCCAAGAGTTGAGCAAGAGAAAAAGCTCCTCCTTTTTTCAGACACCGGACAAGAAACGCTTCGAGGAACACCGTCTCGTCCAATGCAGAAGACGTGGTCTTGACTTTCTCCCCTGAAAACTGTGGAAGCGTATACTCGGCGTTTTTTATATTCTGGATGTCGCGCAACGAGACAACGTCGCTATCTTTGATGGTTGTTAGACCCACATCGTAACGACGTTCCAGGAGCAAAAGGGGTTGTTGTTTATGAAACAAGAGAGAATGGACGATACCGCGGACGTACATGGACGCCCATCCCAGACGTTGGGCAAGGTTGTCCATGGAGAGGGAACCGTGTGTTTCCACCTGGCGTAGCACCCTATAATGGGCCAAGGACATGGTGAGACCACCCACCAATTCCACGGTGCTTTGCCAATCGAGCCACTGTAGCTTGCGAAACGGATACATCTCCCGGTACGTTTTGAGGAATTCTTCCTTGAACCTCCTCGTTTCCGCGCACTCCATCTCCTCCGTGGGTAAAGACCCTACAAAATTATTCCGGCACAGAAAGGGTCGGAAACGAGGGTTGTCGTACAAGAGACTCTCGGAGAGGTCGTGAACCAACGAGGCCAGCGACCACGACATCCTCTCGTCCACACCACGGATTTTTCCGAGGAGGTCCCTTGCCTCTCTCAAGGCCTTTCGCTCCATACGACGGTTCCAGACCTGAAGTACAAGGGCGTCGACCACGTCGCGAACACTCTCCCCCCCGTATTGAAACAAGAACAGCAAACGATTTCGGTTTTCGTAAAGAGTTCTCGCCAGCGTCGTCGCATAGGCCCGGACTTGGCGCTGGAAGCTTTGAAGCACCGCTTTTAGGACGCCGTTTCCCGTCACGTCACATCCTTCGACAAACGTTGTGGTCCGTACAATGGCCTCCCAGGGATGTTTCTTCCACTGTTGGGAAACCATATCTTCCCATTCCTCTACAAAGGAAGACCGGTACAAGACCATGCCTCTCATCACATGAGGAAAATGTAAGACATCTAGAAATGCAGGAGGGGAAAAGGTACTGCGATTCGTAATATCCTCGAGAATATCCGTGTAAAAGGACGCAGTCTGGGGAAGAAGACAGCAAAGGTCGTATTCTGTCTCCAAAAGCATTTCCACGGTGGACATGTCCGAAAAATCAAGAGAGGGGTCCAACTGGTTCCGAAAGAATAGAAAAAACACATTTTTCCACAAACGCAGGAACCACATTTCTTGGTGTTCGGAACGGTACCACGAAAAAAGAAGGTCAAGCACGTCCACCACCGGCAAAAGATAGGTGATGTCTTGGTCCGTGCGAAACTTTACCAAATCATCCCCTATCTGATAGAGTATTCGCGCGATGTGCATGTCCACGTATTCCTCAAAGAACAATGTTTTGGCGACGTCTTTCAATGGCTCGTAACGCTCGGAACAGACAAACGAAAAATGCTTTTCCAACATGTGGAGCGCTACCGACCATTCTTCGACGTCCTGTGTGTAGCGATGATACTGATTTAAAAAGATTTCGGTCCCGTACATATGTACGGGAAAACGGTCTCGGAGCATGGACACTCGCCATTCATGATAGTCTTGATACCGGCATGTAAAAAGGGCCATAGTCAGATTTTCTTGGACAATAGGATACCGGAGGAGACGGTCCAGAGACCGGGACAACGGGTCCAGTTTTTTTGCGCGTGCCCGTAATTGTAATAATTGGGACATGTTCTGCTCTAGTTTACATCTATGGGAACAATTTTTTTAAAGGTCATTTTTTGTTTTTACTTTTGTGGTAAAGGCCCTAGGACACGGAGGGTCGGAGGAATGTTTCTCGGACCTTGGCGGGGTTCATTGTACAGTAGGCGACGAATCAAAAAATTTCCGGGGTCCGGGAGACGGTGAACAACAAGGTGCGTGTTTTTCCGTATGGTTCCATTCTCGTCCTCAAACTCTCGAGTGTGCGAAGACCCCGCATCAAAAAGCGCATAATCAAACGCCTGGTTCCACAGTTTCTGGATGGAGACAGGAGAGGACATACGACTCCTCATAATCTTTCGTTTTACCTCGAGCACACCGATGGTGTCCCCGTCGGTAAATTCGATCACGTGCCAGGCGTCCGGATGACCCTTGTGTCGCCAGTATACTTTCGCGGTCATGGTGGATATTTTTTTTATTGGAGTCAATAAAAAAAATCAATTCCCTG